GAGGATCAAGAATAATGGCACATAAACCAGTAGGAAGTGGAGTATCTTTTGCTGTTGCTACGGCATCAGCCGCATCTGGCATCATAACTCATTTCACCGATACTGTTAGAGTACATGCACTTGGTGGAGATGCACATGTAGTAGTTGGACTTGATCCTACTGCTGCAAATTCTGACTATTATGTTCCATCTGGTGGAACAGCAACACTAAGTATCGGTAGACCAAAGTCACAGAAAGTTGTTGGTGTCACAACAGGAACAACCACTACAATTGATTTCCCTGGAGGAAGTGGATCTCCATTTGAAGTTGGAGATAAAGTTCAATTAACCGGAATTGTTCCTACTGGTGCTAATGGTGGAACTTCAGGAATAGGACTTACAGTTGTTTCAGTTCTTGATGGTTCCTTCAGTAGTAATTCTAATGGAGATTCTGGATATTTTGGTACGAGACTTACTCTTGCTCATAATACCACCAGTGTGGGACCAATCACTGATGGTGAAGGTGAACTGAGAGATGTTTTCCAGATAGCAGCAAAAGGAACTGCTTCAGGTTTATATGTTCAACAGGTACAAATTTCAGGAGACGCATAATGAAACTTATTACGGAAGAAATTTCAAGCGTTAAATTTATCACCGAAGGAAAAGGTGCTAAAAAGAAAATGTATATTGAAGGGGTTTTCCTACAAGGAGATCTCAAAAATCGTAATGGTAGAATGTATCCTGTAGCAACTCTTGCAAAAGAAGTTGGTAGATATAATGAATCTTTTGTTAAAAAAGGTCGTGCTGTTGGTGAATTGGGACATCCTGATGGACCAACTGTAAATCTAGATAGAGTGTCGCATAAAATTACTTCATTGAAACAGGAAGGTAATAATTTTATTGGTAAGGCACAACTTCTAGAAACCCCTATGGGTAAAATTGCAAAATCTCTTATTGCAGAGGGTGTCACACTTGGTGTTTCTTCACGTGGTATTGGAACACTAAAAGAAGATCGTAATGGTCTTAAAGTTGTAGGTGAAGATTTTCAATTAGCAACTGCTGCTGATATAGTTGCAGATCCTTCTGCACCTGATGCTTTTGTTAATGGAATTATGGAAGGAAAAGAATGGGTTTGGGAAGGAGGAATTCTTCGTGAACACTTTGTTGATGAGACTAAGAAAAGGATTAATACCTTAGTTGGTCAAAAAGCACTTGAAGAGCATAAGTTGAATCTATTCAACGATTTTCTCTCAAATCTATAAGTTCTATAAATAAATACAGATTAATCAAAAATATCTAAACAAATGTCCGTTGGTAACGATTTACAAGAAATGGAAAACGTAGTAACTAAAAACGCTGCGCCTGGAGAACCAATGCAGAAGCTCACCACAGGTGGTACTCCTGCTACTTGGGAGGATCTAGGTGGGCCGACACCAGAAAATTCTAAGCCTGATGACAACTCTAATAAGTTGGCAACACCAGGCAAGACACTCAAGCAAGTCAGAGATGTTGTTAATGCAAAAGCAACAGCTGGAGATCAAGCAATTCCTAGTGGAAATGCAACTCCTGGAACCCTTAAGCAGGGAGACGAGCCGGAAGTAAAAGATGAACAGGAAGTTGTTGCCGAGGACGAAAAAGCAACTGAAGAAGTAGTTGCTGAAGAACCTACTAAAGAGGAAGAAGTTGTTTCTGAAGAAGAGACTTCTACCGAAGAAGTAGTTGCTGAGGAAGAGGTTGTTGCCGAAGATAAGATTGATGTTGAAGAAGACATCAATGCTCTTATTGCTGGTGAAGAACTTTCCGAAGAGTTCCAAGAAAAGGCACGAACAATTTTTGAAACTGCTATTAAGACTAAAGTTTCAGAAATGAAAGAAGAGCTTAAGTCTGAGTATGAAAAATCTCTAGTAGAGGAAGTTGCAACTGTTAAAGAAGAACTTTCCAATAGAGTCGATTCATACCTAGAATACGTTGCTGAAGAGTGGGTGGAGGAAAATGCACTTGCTGTTGAGCACGGACTTAAAACAGAAATGACTGAATCATTCCTTTCTGGAATGAAGAGTCTATTTGAAGATCATTATGTAACAATCCCTGAAGACAAATATGATGTACTTAATAGTATGGTAGAAAAACTTGATGAGATGGAAGATAAACTCAACGAGCAAATTAATAAGAACGTTGCTCTAAACAAAAGGTTATCAGAATCGACTGCTGATGTAATCCTAGCGGATGTATCAGAAGGTCTTGCAGTTTCCCAAAAGGAAAAACTTGCTTCTCTTGCCGAAAATGTTGAGTTTGATAGTGAAGAAGCCTATCGTGAGAAGCTAGTAAAGTTGAGAGAGTCATATTTCCCAGCTAATCCTAGTACTCCAAGAAACAATTCAGAGACTATTTCTGAAGGAACTGAGGCACCTCAAGCAGCACCGTCTGGCTTGATGGAAAGTTATCTTCAAACTCTGGGCAGAGTTTCGAACAAGTGATTTTTTAAATTATAGATCAAACTAAAACTTTATACAGGTAAAAACAAATGCAAGCGTTCAATGCTGAACAACTGCAGGAGAAGTGGGCACCAATTCTAGACCACGATGGTCAAGAAAAAATAACAGATTCTCATAAGAGAATGGTTACCGCAGTTCTTCTGGAGAACCAAGAAAAAACTTTAAAAGAGGAAGCAGAATTTCTTTCTGAAGCTGCTCCTACAAACGCTACTAGTTCTACTAGTATCAAAAACTTCGATCCAGTGCTTATCAGCCTGATTCGTCGTGCAATGCCAAACTTGGTCGCATATGACCTAGCTGGTGTTCAACCAATGAATGGTCCTACTGGACTTATTTTCGCAATGCGTTCACGTTATGCTTCACAAACTGCAGAAGAAGCATTCTACAACGAAGCAGATACTGCATTCTCTGGTCAGTCGTCAGGATTCAATAAGACTTCTGGATGGACTGATGGAGCAGTTGGTTTAGGTACAACTAACCAACAGGGTTCTAACCCAGGTGCTCTTGACGGTACATTCCCTGCTACTGCTGATGCTACTACCTACAACGTAGGTGAGGGCATGACAACTGCTCAGGCAGAAGCACTCGGAGATGCTAGTGCTAACAACTTCAACGAGATGGCATTCTCGATTGAGAAAGTTACCGTTACTGCGAAGTCACGTGCACTAAAAGCTGAGTACTCACTAGAGCTTGCTCAAGACTTGAAAGCAATTCACGGATTGAATGCAGAGGCAGAACTTGCCAACATTCTTTCTACTGAGATTCTTGCTGAAATCAACAGAGAAGTTATTCGTACAATTTATAACGTTGCTGTTCCTGGTGCTCAGGCCAACGTTGCTACAGGTGGTACATTCGACCTAGACATCGACTCTAACGGAAGATGGTCGGTTGAGAAGTTCAAAGGTCTCATTTTCCAGATGGAAAGAGATGCTAATGCCATCGCACAGCAAACTCGTCGTGGAAAGGGTAATATGATCCTTTGCTCTGCTGACGTTGCTTCTGCACTCACCATGGCAGGTGTTCTGGATTATACCCCAGCACTTAATGCTAACCTCAACGTTGATGACACAGGCAATACCTTTGCTGGTGTACTTCAAGGTAAGTATCGTGTATACATCGATCCTTATGCTGCTAACGTTGCTGCTAACCAGTACTACGTTTGTGGTTATAAAGGTTCTTCACCTTATGACGCAGGACTGTTCTACTGCCCTTACGTTCCTCTACAAATGGTTCGTGCAGTTGGCGAGAACACATTCCAGCCAAAAATCGGGTTTAAGACTCGTTACGGAATCGTTGCTAACCCCTTCGCCCGTGGCGCATCACTTGATAACCCTGGTGTTATCGCACGTAATAGTAATAAGTACTATCGTCGTGTTAAGGTTACAAACCTTATGTAAGAAGAAAGGAAATATATCCTTTATTCAAGAGAGTGCTTCGGCACTCTCTTTTTTTATCTAAATACAAATAAAAGTAGTAATACTATGAAACCTACTCCAAAAGAACATCATGAGGCACTTGACCGTCATGCTAGAATAGTGAAGCATTTAATTGATGAAGGTTATACCGACAATGAAGAATCTGCTAATAAGATTATCATGGGTATGAGCGAACAATGGTTTAACATTATTATCGACTAATGAAAGATTTTGATAAGTTTATTGAAGAAGCAGCCACTAAGAGATGCCCTCCAGGTAAGTATTATGATGGTAAAAAGTGTATAATAGTTCCTCGTGGATACCATGTAGGTAGAGGAGGGTATATTGAACCAGATGAGAATGGTAAAAATGGGTCCAATAACGGCAATGGAAATGGTAATGGCCATAATGGCAATGGCAATGGTGGCAATGGCAACGGTAATGGTGGCAATGGTGGTGGAAGCAACGGAGGTTAACAATGGCAACAGCATTTGATAATCAGATATCAAATAGGAATTTTTTATCTCCAGTTGGATTTAAATTTACACTGGCAAAAGAACCTAAAGTTTCTTTCTTTTCAAATACCGCAAGAATACCTGAATTAAGTTTAGGAAATGCCGTACAGCCAAGTTATTTGAAAGATGTTGATGTTCCTGGTGACAAATTACAATACGGTGATTTATCACTTAGATTCTTAGTGGATGAGAATTTGGAAAATTATATGAAAATTCATAATTGGTTAAGGGGACTTGGATATCCAGAGACGACAAAAGATTATAAAGATTATATGACTGATGATACAACTAATATATACGATCCTGAAAGAGAATCATTCAGTGATGGTAGTTTACATATTTTAAATAGTAATTATAGAGATGTTGCTATTGTTAAATTTGATGGTTTATTTCCGGTATATTTGACATCTCTTGATTTTGATGCTTCAGAAAGTGACATAAACTACTTTACAGCAGACGTAACTTTCAAGTATACTGTGTATAATATTGTTAAACCTGACGGACGTACTCCTTTATGAATCTTGAAAAAATTCAGGAGATGTGGCAGAAAGATTCTGTCATTGATCCTGATAATCTACATGATGAATCATTAAAAATTCCACAATTACATTCCAAGTATTATACTGTTTATAATACGATTACTTTGTTGCGTGAAAAGGCAAGAGATTCGTATAATAGAGTAAGATTAGAAAGGTATAACTACTACACAGGAAAGGCAGAACCAGAGGTTTATGCAGAAGAACCATTTCCGTATAAGGTTAGAGAAAAAGACGCAATACAGAGGCATCTAGAGGCAGATGATAAATTGACACAGTTAGATCTTAAGATAAGATATTATGATGCAACTTTAAAATTCCTTGAGGAAATTATTAAGAACGTATCTAATAGAACATTCCAGATTAAAAATGCTATCGAATGGCATAAATTTCAATCTGGTTTTGGATAAATAGATTTTTAAACTGTAGAGCTTGGAATCGAACCAAGAAGACCCACCCCGTCAAAGCTGAGTCAGCAGGGAAACAACCTGCCGCGTTTACCTATTTCGCCACTCTACATTGAAGCCCTATGAAAGGGCTGACATAAGACGTTGCATACCAATACCTCCACCACTACGGGGGAAGAAATCAAATGAAAGGAATTCTTCAAGTTCCTTCTCTACTCTTTCCTTACCAAATAATTGATAAAGTAAGTCAGCATATTGACCATCAGAAATAGTATGGAATGTGTCTCTCATCT